GCTCCCGCATAACCCAAAATAAAATATAAACTCGCAAACCCTTTCGATTCTATTTTCATTCGTATAAATAATTAATTATTAGTTCGCTTATTTTTATTTCCACCATTATTCAATTTGTTAATTAATTTTTGCAACTTGATAATGTTGCTTTTTTTTGGTTCGTATTGCTTTTTCATATAACCCAACCTGGATAATTAGAATCCGTATTCGGGTAAATATCCGCGTTTTGATTCGTATAGTATTCAGGAAACGTATTCCCCGAAAAAATCATAAATTGAATAAAACGCTCCGTGTAGTTTTGTGCTAAATACCTTTGTTTTTCAATTAAAAAATCTACTTCGTTTTTTTCTACGTTTTGCGCGTTTTCGCTCGAATGCTTGAAAATACCTTTGTTCGCCATTGTGTACGCCATAAATGGTAAATACTCGACCATTGCCCAATGTATTAACATCGGTTTAATGTACGTTTCGACTAAATCCATATAAGGATTAATTAAAGTTCCCGCAATAATATCCGCTTTTATTTTTTCGAGTAACTGCGTACCCGTATATTGCTGAATATGTATATCCTGCGCGACTTTAATCCATTGAATAAAGGTATCGGTATCTATATTACCATTAAGCGCGGTAAATCGCACTAAATCGTCCCTCGTAATTAATAACGCTTCTGCCATTATCTTGTAATTTTTCGTTTCGGTTGTGGGTTACTTGGTAAAAATCCGTAGTTTGGCATATCGACTGGGCGTTGTGAAACCAACGGTTCGTTATTAATTACATAACCATATTTTTTTGCTTTATCCTGTCCGATTTTTTTTGCATTTGGGCTATTTATGTCTATTCCAAACCGTGAATCAAATTGCGCATACAACTGCTTATTCCAACGGTGGTGGCAATTACCCCCACCTTTGTAAAGCCATATCGAATAACTATCCGCACCCTCTGGCCCCCACCCCTCGTTAACCACTTGAAATTGCATATTTAGAATATCCTCTTTTCGGTAAATCTTATTTGCAGACATCATTTTTTTACAAAACGGACGCGAATTATCGCTCATAACTCCCGCGTAAACATAACGGGTAAAAAACTTAACGCCGTTAATAATTTCGTCTTGCGTTGAACTTGCATTCGGTCGCGCCGTACCCGTGCTTACTAATTCAATTATTTTTTTTAATAAACTTTTTTTCGGCTCTTTATTCAGTAACTCGTTTTCCAAATCGTCCGTATCGTAATCCACCTCTTTTTCGTCTATTAATAACCACCCCTCGGGTACGTCTTCGCCTAAATCGATTAATTTTTGCGCTATTTCATTATCCAAGGCGCTTAAATTAGTCGTGTCCGAACCCGTTTCCTCGTTCACTTGGTCTTGCGTTTGGGCGTTTTCTAAATCCGTAAATTCCAAAGGTTTCAACGTCCTAAAAAATAACTTTAACGAAATTTGATTAAACGCTAAAATTTGGTCGAACGCTTCCAAAATTTCGTCTTGAAAAGGACGGACTACCATGTTATTAAATAAGATAAAAGAATTTTGTAATTCATCGGCGTTGCTGGAAAAACCATTACTCGAAGCAATCCCAAATAGCAAAGGACTTGTAACGTTATGCCCTAACATTATTTTTCGTAAACATTCATCCGATAAATAAGTGTAGTGGTCTGGGGCATCGTTTAACGGAATATCGTCAACGGTAGTTTTTGAATCCGAATTAAAATTAAAAGAAACTATAACTTTTTGCCCTTTGCTACCCGTTAATTTGTTTAATACTTTTTGGCTGATTAAATCTTGTTGTTCCTCGCTTGGCTGACCTCCGTTAAAATTAACGACTTTCGTTCCCGAAAATCCATTTTGAACTTCGTTAATTAAATAATCGCTTACCTCTTCCTCTAAAACTGCGTAGGGTAACGCCCCTTGGTAATCGGGAAAAGCATAGTATTTCATTCCGACCCCGTAAGGTTTCACGAACATGATTTCGATTTTTTCTTTCGAAAACCCAAACGCTGGAATCCTTTTCGGTGGAAATTTGCGCACTTCATCCCAATTATCCGAATAATAATACCCCGTTACTTCGCCGTTCTCGTTGCATTTTTCGGCTCGTAAAAGATTTACTGGAATGTGGTAAACCTTTAAGATTTTATCGTGTTTGTCGCTGTAATGAATTTGTATTGCGAATTGCCCAAATAATTTTCTATCGAATACCATTTTACGCACGCAATCCTTATTCAATAACGACATCATTTGCGCGTATTCGTTAGGTTTTCTCGAAGCGTCCAATGCACTCAATCCCCTACCATAAATTAAACGTACTACGTTGTTTATTATCGCGTTATTCGTTGTCGAATTTGTGTACCTATCAATTAGGTAATTAAAAAAATTGTTGTCCGCACCCCAACCTACCCACGCATCGCGAGAATTTTCCGTTAATACGGGTTGTTGGTATTCGGCTAATTGTAAAACGTGGACGTTATTCATACATAATAAATTCGTTAGTGCTTACGTTGCTAATGTACGCACCATTGTTAACTGAAAAAGTATCTATGTTCTGATTAGTGCAAAACATACGCTCTTTGAGAATTACCTCGTTAGCTTGGTTTTTGAAAATTGCCCAATAAAAATGATTTTCAACCGTGGGTAAAATTGCCGAACAAGCAAAGTCATAACCGCCTACGAAAAAATTAGGCGTTACCACTGGCGTAGGTACGTTCGTGTTTTCGTCGATTAAAGTTAAACTCGTAGGCACTCCATAACGTGGAATAAATCTAAAATTTTGCGCCGTTGGTAATTCCTTGACAACTATCATATATCTATAACCTTAATTTCGTTTTTTTGTGCAAAAAAAAGGGGAATGTTTCACGTGAAACACTCCCCCATTTCTCCCTTTTGAAAACCTTTTATGAATTAACTACCGTAGGGCTGTTAAGCAAAGCAACTAATTGCGCTTGGGTTGAGGCGTCTAAAAAGTTAGCTGGTACTCTTTCCTGACCTGTAAACGTTAACTCGTATCCGTTCATATCGCCCAAAGCCGTACCGTTAGCAATTTTACCCGCCGTTACGTCCATACCTCGCAACAATCCCGCAATAAAAAATTGATTGTTATTGTTTTCTACGATAATGTTAGGACGTCCGTAGGAAAGCAATTTAATTTGTTTGTGTGTAATTGCGTCTTGTTTTTTCAACTGAACGGTTAAAACTTGCTCGAAAAAAGTAGTTCCGTTTTCGCGTGAACTTGTAATCGTTTGTTCAAAGCTGTTCGTTCCTTTCAATTCGTATTTGTAAATCGATGCGGGTGTGTTTAACGAAATTGCCGTAATTTGGTCTTCGTAACCTACCGTTGTATCGTAGGTAATATCCGTTTCGTCGTAAAGCCCATAATTCAAAATGTAAATGTTTTGTAAACCGCCTACCGCGTCTTTACAAGGTTCTAATCTACCGTGGGTTATATCGCAACTCATATCTTTATTTTTATTAAGTGAAAAAAAAGGGGGTATATTTCAACCCCCGAAATATATTAAGCTACTACTACAATATCCTCGATAACTCCGTATTGTGAACCTGCGGCGTAGCGCATAATTACACGCACGTTATCATCGCCCAAAGTAGCGGAAGTGTCGATTACTCGAACCTCTTGCGTATCGCTCAAAAGTGAACAACCGAAGTAAAGGTTGGAAGTAGTCGTACAAAGAGCCGCCCCCGCTGGAAGTCCGTTAGCCATAAAAATCGGAATACCATTAAACGAAAGATTGCCGTTAGTGTACCACATTGTACCTTGCGCATTAATACCCGCATTTGCCAACGAACCTGTACCCGCTGCTCCAAATCCACCCAAAGCCGAAATATAGTGTTTAACCCAATCCTGCGCTAAATAAATTTTAAGGTCTGGTTTTCCGTACAAACTTGCGGGGATTTGGTCAACGATTAATTGTAAACGTGAAATAGCATTAAGCGATGTTATTGTCGCAATCGCAATGTTTTGTGCCGCTGGCAAATTAGGGTCATTTTGTGCTTGAAACCAAAGCCCGTCAAACTCGCCTGAATTTGCAGCATCGCCTTGCCAAATTGAAATCTCGTTAGCTGAAGCAACTTTTTCAGCGGCATACGCGATTAAATAATCGGAAAACGATTTGGGTAGGTTGTCAAAAGACGAATAACCCATTTCGATTGATTGCCAAGTGTTATGAAATTCTTTTTTACACAAAGTCATATTCACTTGCAAATCTTTAACTTGCAAAACTCGCTCGGTTAAATTAACCGTACCCGCTGGGTTAAAATCGCAAGTTGCATCGGCTAAAAAATTAGTCGTTTCAAGTCGTTGAATAACTGACTTGAATTTAACGTTAGGCATAACGGTTACCCCTCCGCCTTCGATTGTTGGTGCGCTCAAAAGAGCGGCTGAAACGTACTTGCCTGCCCACTGACCTGCGTACGTTGTTGTAATGTTTGGATTTGGCATTTTTTTTTATTTTTTAATTATTTATACATTTTGTTTAATACGGAATCCATTATTCCGCGTGGTGCTTTTGAACCGATTTTTGTTACATCGGCTTTTGCTTCGTTTTCAGGGTTAAATGCGATTGGCTTTGGTGTTTCAGTAAGTTCGGTTGTTTCATTCACAACTTCGTTAACTTTTGAAAATTTCGCCAACTCGATTTTTAACTCTTCATTTTCTTTTAATAGTCGTTCCATTTCGCTAAAAAATGTTTCTTTAACGACGCTTTCGATTGTCTTTTTTGGAGTAGATACGGGTTCGTTCATTTGTTGCTCGGGTTGCGCTGGCGTTGCGGGTGCTTCGGGTGCGACTTCGTCCTCGGGTGCTGTTTCCTCGGTTGTCGATGCGTCGCGAATTTCTGCAATTATTCCTTCAACTTCTACGCATAAAATACGCCCGTCTTCTAATTCATATTCACCCACTGGAACGGCAATTTTTTGTCCGTCTTGCGTTACTACAAAAACCTCGTTTTCGGGTTCGAACTTGTCGGCTTCAATAACCGTTACCCCGTCGCCTAATTTCATTTGTTCCAACTTGATTTCTTGTTTAAGCAAATTTTTAATGTGTTGTAAAAGTGTTGTGTTTTTCATATTATTTCATTAAATTATCCATTTCAGTACGTAGCGCTTTTAATTTATTGTAAGATTCCATTTTTTGCGGTTCGATTCCTACCTCCTTACTTTTCATTTCGTACGCGCTTAAATTCGTATCCGTTTTTCCCGCCATTGTATCGTAACTCATTTTTATTTGTTTTTTAAGTTCACGCATACTTTTAAGACAATGTTGCATTTCAACGATATTAGATTCTAAATCCTGTAAAGATTTTAATTCCAATTTATTAATTTGGATTTCGTCTGCTCGATGAATTTTGTCTAAAATTGTTTTCATATTGATATAATTAAATTGATTTTGTTTTGTTGCATTTTTAAGGTTTCGGATTCCAATTTGGTGAACTGGGTAACGGTGGAGTAACCCCGCTTCCTATTCCCTGATTTTGTAATTCTCCCGTACAACATTTTTTTTTGTACGTTCCGTCTTTGCATAAACAAGCACGTTTTCCATTTGTGCGACTTGTTGACGTTTGGTTGCTATTGTTATTCATAAAAACTTTTTTAATCCAATTAAGCATTGTCGATTTGTAATAATTTTTTCAATTCGTTAATTATTTCCGTTGCTTCGTTTTCTGCTAAACTCATTTCGTATTTGTCCGCAAAATAACCCTCGATTGAAAACCCCTTAACTTTGCCCTCTTTAACATCATTCCAAACTTCCTCGTTATTTACTTTCATTGAAATCATCCAAGTACCAATTGGTAAATTAAAACCATATAATCGGCTTTTATCCGATTTACTATCCTCGATTATCCAACTTTCGACAACGCTCAAACCTTTCAAAGGTTTTTCGTGTTCATACGTCGCATTATTTTGATTTGAGCGCATTAAAAATAATTCGCTTGCTTTGCGTACCGTATCTTTGGAAAAATAAATGTAGTATTCCTCGTTGTCTTTATTTACGCGATAAATTTGTTTATTTGGAATCAAAGCCGCACCCATTAAAATACGTTTTTCCCCGTCGATTTCTTTTAATTCGATTTCGTGTTTATTTAGGGCAACAAAGTTTTCTTCAATCGCTGGGCTGTGCACCACGCTAACCGCATCTATTCCCCCCTCGGGGTCGTTTTCATCTATTATTAACTCGACTATTCGCATACTCATAAAACTGAAATTTAACTAAAGCGTTGCGTTTTGAATCCTATTTCGTTCTAAACTTTGCGCGCTCGTAACGTCTCCGCTAACGACAAAAGCCTGCGTAGGTTGTTGTTGTAATTGCGCCAACTGATTCAATCCGTTATTACCTACCACATTAAAACTCGGGGCTTGCGTTGGGCTTGCACCACCCCCACTATCGCCACCACCACCACCGCCACCACCACCACCACTTGCACCCCCGCCCTCAAATTTTTGACTTGCTATTTTCGCTATATTAACCAAACCCGCCGTTACTGCTATCCCTGCGGCTATGCCCCCACGAACTGGAGAAGACGGGTCGGGAATCGGTACAAATTGCGAACCATAAGCGGCTACCGCATTTTTGTAGGTGTCAATCGTTGCGCTGGCTATTTGCGCCGCTTTTTTTACATTAAATGCGCGACGCGCTTCCTTTTCTCCTTTTTTACCGAATAACTCCGTAATGCTTTCAACTAATGATAATCCGTTTTTAACTAAATCCAAATTACGGTCTATGGCTTCTTTTTTGCGCTTTGCTTCCTCGTCTGCATACTTTTTATTAACGGCGTCTATTTCCCTGTTTTTGGCTTCGGCAATCGTTTTTTCAGCATCCGCGTTTCCTTTTGCTAATTCCTCCATAACAAAATACTTTTCACGTATCGCGCCTAATTCTTGTTCGTGAGCCGTTAGTCCCGCTTGGTAATTTGCTTCGTCTAACGCTTCGATTTGATTCAAAAATTCCTGTTGCCTTTTTGCTTCTAATTCTTTTGCTTTTTTATTTGCTTCCTCAATTTTTTTTAATTCTGCTTGCCTGTATTTTTCATTTACCGATAAAACGTCTTTTTGATATTGTTCCGTAATTCCTTTCGTATCTTGCCCCGCTTTATCTGCAAGCAAAGTCATTTCGTCGTATTTATTTGCTAACTCCTGTAATTCTTTTTCTTTTGCATCCGTTATTCTCGCCTGTCTGTCTTTTTCTTGAGCATCTAAAAATGCGGTCAAATCTTGGCTGGTTTCCTTTTGTGTTTTTGCCGTATCTTTTGCGCTTTTTTCTTGCGCGTTTTTAATTGCTAACTCATTATCTAAAACCTGCCCTTTTAACTGGTTCAATTTGGCTTCTGCTTCGTCGATTGCTTTATCCCCCTCGGCTTTCATACCCTCTGGGTCGAATAATAAACCCGCTACCGATTTTGTCATCGTGTTTTGTAAATTGTCAATCATTCCGCTAACTTTGGGTATTGCCGTTCCTCCCAATGCTTCAATGCCTTTATTTATAGGTATTAAAATCGTGTCAATAATTTTACCCGCTAATCGTGGAATCATTAATACGCCATTAAGCCAAAATGTAATTACTTGTTCCGAAATTTTTCTATTTCTTTTTTCGGCTTCCAATTCCATAGCTTTTTTTTGCTTCATTGCAACTATGTATTGCTCCTGCTCTATGACTGCCGTTTTTAATCTTTGCTGGCGTAACTTGTTTATTTCAATTTCCGATTTACCTGCTAATTTTAACGTCTTTTCCTCTAACGAAAATGCTTCTAATTTTTTTTGAGCTATTTCCGCGCCTTGTTTTTCGCTTTCAATTAACGCTTCCTGTTCTTTAGTAACGCCACTAACCGCGCTCTTAATATCATCCCAATAAGCTACCAAAGTACCTAATGCAACTACGAGCAAACCGATACCCGTAGCTGCGATTCCGCTTTTTATGCCATTTAATGCGTTTTTTGCTACCGCTCCTAATTGCTTAAATGCGTCCCTACTTTCGCCCAATGCTTGCAAACCTTGACTTAATGCCATTGCGCTTTGAACCTTTAACATTAACTGCTGGACTTGTTCCGACTCCGCACCCATTAAACCCATTGCACCCGTAATGGCTGAAAATCCACCCGCTACCCCTGCTAATGAACCGCTTAAAGCCTTAAATTTTGCGTCTGGGTTAAAAGCATCCGTTAACGCTTTTGCATCTCCGATTCTATCTTTTAAGTCCGCAGCCCTTTTAGCGGCTTCGACTGCCTGTTTACTCGTTGCACCATACGTATCCGCTAATTTTTGTACTTCCGCCTGCGCTTCCTTTAATTGCGCTTTTAGACTTTTGCTATTATCGGTTATTTCAAGTTCAATCGTTCTTTTTTCTGCCATTGCCTATTAATTTTATTTCACGCATTCCTTGTTTCCACTGACCGCGAATACTATCGTGTAGCTTGTATTTCCCTTTCGCTATTTCTATGTATTCGTGTTTTCCTAAAAACTCGTTCACTTGTAATAATTGAATAATTTGTTTTATGTAACTCATCGCAAAATAATTATTAAACCCTCCAAAACTTCCCCGTTATTAAACTCGTATGTTATATTTACAAAAATTTGAGTATTTGAATCCGCTACGTCCGTGCTTTCTGAATCCGATACGTCCGTGCTTCCTGAATCCGCCCCGTCCATTGTTCTAACTCTCGGTAACGTTATGTTAATTATTCCGTCTGCATCCAAAGCGCTGGGTTCAATGTAAACGTCCCTATTTGAACTTGTAAATAATGCCCTGCGTGAATTTCCCGTGTTCGGCATCGGATTTGGCAACGTAATCGGAACGCTAACCGTATTTCTGCTCGGTTCTAAATGAATAATCCTATCGGGGTTCACTGGCATAAAATCGTTTAATAATTCAAACTGCGTTACGCCCGTCACCATATTCGTTTTCATTTGGTTAATAATGTATCGTTTATCGCGAATAATTAACCTATCGTTCAACTGAATACCCGTCAACAAACTGACGGGTAAATTTGCCTTAACCGTTGTTAATCTATTTTTTGGGTTAAATAGATTCGCTAAATACGGAAAATAATACGTCGCAAAAATTGATTGCTGTATAGGAAATAACCAATAAGACGAAGTTTCGGGCGCGAAGTTAATCGAGTAATTTATTCCGTTATCGGTTAAATCCTGTCCGAACATCGTGTAATTAAAGTTCGTAAAAT